ACTGGAACGATGAGTTTGTGAACATGTTGAAACAATCTGGTTACGAAGGTGCAAGTGAGGAAGAGATCGTGGATAGATGGTTCCAAACACTTTGTAGGACCATAGGCAACGAACAGGGCATAGACGTCACTGGATCTGGATACGTACAGATCAACAGAAGAGACGACGGCAAGACTGAGGTATCGTAATGGGATATTTTTTACTAGGTGTTTTAATTGGTTGGTTGGTTCCAAGACCTAAATTTATAGGCAGAGCCGAAGCGGCCATATGGACTCCTATCAAAAAAAGACTTCCCAAGTTCACACAGAACTGGTGGGGTTAATTTGGCACACATTCTAGTAGACACAGCAAACACGTTCTTTCGTGCTAGACACGTGATCCGAGGTGACACTTCCGAAAAGGTTGGCATGGCAATCCACATCATGATGAACTCAATCAAAAAGGCATGGCAGGACTTCGGCGGGACACACGTAGTTTTCTGTCTCGAGGGCAGATCATTCAGGAAAGACATGTACGCACCATACAAAAGGAATCGTAAGGAAATGGCAGATGCCATGACGGAAAAGGAAAAAGAAGAGAACGAAGTGTTTTGGGAGGTGTATGATGACTTCGTTGACTTTGTGAAAACAAAGACCAATGCCACAGTTCTAAGGAATGGTAGAACGGAAGCAGACGATCTTATCGCAAGATGGATAGACAAACACCCTGACCAGGACCATGTGATCATAAGCACAGACAAAGATCTAAATCAGTTGATCACACCACGTGTGAAACAGTACAATGGTGTAAACGAGACCACACTTACACACGAGGGTTGGTTTGATGCTAAGACGGGCAAGCCTGTGATAGACAAGAAATTAAAGGCACCCAAACCTGCGCCGGACACAGAATGGCTGATATTTGAAAAGGCCATGAGAGGTGATCCGTCAGACAACATATTTTCAGCCTACCCAGGTGTGAGGACCAAGGGCACAAAGAACAAGATAGGTTTACATGAAGCATTTGCAGATCGTAAGGAGAAAGGCTACACATGGAACAATCTTATGTTGAGCAAATGGTTAGATCATGACGGCAACGAGCACAGAGTATTAGAGGACTACGAAAGGAACAGGGCACTAGTGGATCTACACGCACAGCCAGAGGCCATAATAGAAGAACTTGATCAAACGATTGAACAGGCCAAAGCAGAGAACAAGAGCATAGACCAAGTTGGAATCAGATTCATGAGGTTCTGTGGCAAGTACGATTTAAATAGGATTAGTGAGCAGGCACAACTGTACGTTGAGCCTTTCAATGCTAGACTCGTCTAAAAAATGTCTTTCCTAAAACTTTGCATTGATCATTTTAAAAAATCAAAACAAGCCGTTTTGTATGATAGTGTTCATGTACTAGAATTTGATGATTTGTTCTCTAAAGATATAATAGAGTTCAAAAAGAATCTAGGATCAGACCGAGCTTGTGTATTGTTGTTAGCATCAGAACCACATGAGTTTTATCCGGGGTCTAACGTTTCTAGACAATGGATGGAATTCAAAGATATACTATTAAAGCATCAAATATTTAATTGTGATTTTTTTGTAACTCGTGTTTTTTTTGGTTCTAGTCATGATGGTAGCATGGAATACCTAAATAAAAACCACTTTGATTGGTCATTCCTTAAATTTGATATAGATCTAATCCATATCTACGAAATAGATCCAATAAAAAATAACATAAACAAACTAAAAGGTAATGCGACAGAATTATTTTTAGATCAATGTCACATGAAATTTTCTCACTTGAATTTCACCCACAGGATGCACAGGCAACTGTTTTCTAAATTCCTTATAAGAGAAAATCTAGTAAGAGATAATCTTGTTGCTATTAATACAAACCTTGTCGACTACTTAGATGAAGGCGAAATTAAAAATCGTTTAACCAACGATAAAAATAGATTGATAGAACGTGATGTGAAACCAGATTGGTTTTACAACAAGCATTTACTGGATCTATGGAGAGATGTGCCTTTGGTATATCACCGACACCCGGATATCGACGAGTTTAATAAGAATGGTAATACTAATGCCCAAACGAATTTAACTTTTTTACACAAAGCATCATTCAACATCGTTAGTGAAACTGTCTTTGATTACCCTGCCCCTTTCTGTACAGAAAAAACTGCACAATCTTTGATGTCTAAAAGACCTTTTATCATGATAGGACCTTGTGGGAACATGCAACACCTTCGTGATAGAGGATTCAAAACATTTCACACAATAATAGACGAATCCTACGACAAAATCGAAGACCCAAACAAGAGGCTGGAGGCGATTATGCGACTGGTATTAGAGATAAACAAAAAATCACAGAAGGAATTGAATGACATGGTGTATGAAGTAAAAGATACATTAATCCATAATTATTCTCTAATGCTGGAAAAAATAATGAACTTTACAAACATCACAGAATCCCGTATAATAAAGACATGACTATAAATGCTAAAACACTTGTAAAAGACAAGTTCTGGATAGTGGAGCAGGATGGTAAGAAACTGGGCACCCTGCAGAAACAGGAGGACAACGGATGGGTATTCCTCAGTAAACAGGACAGCAGACAAGTGTTCCACACGCAGGACAGCCTGTTCACGAAGTTTGGTTTCAATATATTTGACCAATCTAATGTCAAGAAAGTGGAAGATGAGATACAAAACGACAACTTCGATGTGCATGGATTTCCTTGTGGTCAACATCCATACAACCCCATGTTTGATGTCAAGAATCAATTGCCCGTGTACACAAAGACGCCCAAGAGCAAGAGCCAATTCTGTGCAGGTTACTACATAATCTGTTTTGAAAAAGGCTGGAGGAAAGCATACTGTCCTAAAATGATCACACTTTCGAGATACGAATACAAAGGACCAATCAAAACCAAACTAGAAATGCAACAGGTACTCAATGACGCAGTCAAAAAATTCCAAGATACAAACTAGACCCATAGAAGACCTCATAGGCAGGATCAGGACCTTGAGACAGAAGGGCGAGAGACAGATCATTATCCCGGCCAAGGAAGCGGACCAACTGGCTGACAGCCTGACACAGGTCATGACACGCATGGTCTCGATCCAGGAAGAAATCATCCAGGCACTGAAAACTGCCAAAGAGGCACAGACCATCAACATAGAAATGGATGGCGGCGATTTTGGCCAAAAGAAGTAACGTCAATAGGTAGCAACGATAACCTCCACAGACCCGTCCAATACTCACACACGGTAAGATTTTTGGTAAATAAGCATAGTAAAGAGTGAATCTATGAGTAGACCTAAACCCACAGTGCTGTTGCAACACAGCAATAAAGCCACCTTCAAAATGGACGAGGTCCTAGCCGCAGAAGGAATTTGGGCGGTGTTCTATGATGGTAAACCAATCAACTTGAAATCATCAAGTTTGGTCGCAAACTATCCAGGACCAAAATACAAGAAAGTGTCATTCTCAAATCCAGGACACGCAGAGAACTTGGCCAAGAAATTAAACACACAGCACAACACAGACAAATTTGGTGTGTACCTTTTAAAATCCGGCGACAAATTCACTAGATAATTAACTACACAATGGATCGCAAAACAGCCTACACCCGGACCTTCCTCGAACTCTTGGAACAACCCACACACGACGAAAGCATAAAGACCAATTACTACACTTGGTGGCAGAATGTAAGGGAAAGTTACCAGGCCCGATCATTGAGATTGACCAAACCCGGCATGGAGATGATTGAAAAATTGGACATAAAGACCTATGACATCAAATTCCCTGCAAAAGTCATATTCACGCCACAAACATACCTGTGGTTGGACGAGTTCGTTGACTGCCCATACTACGTTGACAAGAAGAAGATCATCGTGACCATGGAGAAAATGGCCCTACAACTGATGCTTTTCGCTGGAGATATCACAAAATACGGACTTGCCCGTGCAATGAGCAAGATGGACGAACAAAAAGATCAATAAAACCGCGACTTTTACGCCACATTTACCAGGTTGACGCATAACACATTCCTGCTATAATCGTATTATAAACATTTAGAACAGGAGTGTACAAAATGGCAAGAGCTAACAAAAACAAAGAAGCGGCAATAGGCAGTCAGAACAGAACAGTTTCACCCAACGAGGCGAAATCTGCACTAACACATTGTATCAAATTACAGAGACCCATAATGATGTGGGGTGCACCAGGTATTGGTAAGTCAGACATCGTAAAACAGATCGCGGACGCAGAAGGCAGAGAAGTGATCGACATCAGACTTCCATTATGGGAGCCAACAGACATCAAGGGTATTCCGTACTACAACTCAAAAGAGAACAACATGGTATGGGCGAGTCCGGCAGAACTGCCAACTGATCCCAAATCTACTGCAATCGTTTTCTTAGACGAGTTAAATTCGGCGGCACCGGCTGTACAGGCGGCGGCGTACCAACTTATATTAAACAGAAGAGTAGGACAGTATCACCTACCAGCAGGCGTTTCGATCGTGGCGGCAGGTAACAGAGACAGTGACAAGGGTGTCACTTACAGAATGCCGGCTCCATTGGCAAACAGGTTCGTCCACGTAGAGTTAAGAGTGGACTTCGAAGACTGGATGGAATGGGCGACCAACCAACACGTACATGCAGATGTGGTAGGTTATTGCACGTTCGCCAAACAAGATTTATACGATTTTGATCCTAGAGGCAGTTCTAGATCATTTGCAACTCCGAGATCATGGAGTTTCGTATCCCAACTTCTATCAGATGACCTGCCAGAAAGTACGCTCACTGACCTCGTAGCAGGTTGCGTAGGAGAAGGACTGGCCGTTAAGTTTATGAATCATCGTA